ATAGTATCGGCCGAAAAGTCTTGTCAATCCTTGGAGATGCGCCAAACCTACGGCAATTCGCTGAAGGCTGTACGTGGGGACCAGGGGCGACACTCTCTTTGAAGAGTGTCGATTCTACTCTGGATAACAAGTTGATTGAACCCAGACTCTCCGTAACTCCTCGTTGTACTAAATACGCAGTCGCTTATTTATCGAATTCGTATCTTTGGATGCGCGCAAGGCTCGGCGATAATGTCGAAGCCTTATGTTCACCCTTAAGAAGCGAATTTGACGTGAACGACTGGGGACGGTTTTCTTCCGTCCCAAAGACAACGAAGAAAAGACGACCGATTGATGTCCAACCTACGCTAAATCTGTTTTTTCAGAAAGGCGCGGGTCGAATAATCCGTCGGAGTCTTAAAAGAGAGGGAATCGATCTGGATGATCAGTCCAGGAATCAGCGTCTAGCTGGTTCTGCTTACCGCTATGGTCTATCAACGATAGATCTTGAAGCGGCGAGTGATTCCGTTTCTCGTGAGCTCGTCCGTGCGATCCTACCACCTAAATGGTATGATCTCCTAGACGACTTACGTACTCATATGATTCTACTCTCGAATGGCGAGGTCCATAACCTGCAGAAGTTTTCTTCCATGGGTAATGGTTTCACATTCGAATTAGAGTCTCTGATCTTCTACTCTCTTTGTCACTCTGTGATTAGGGAGCAGAAAGGTGATATGAGTACACCGATCGCCGTTTACGGCGATGATCTCATAGTTGCACGTCAACATTACGACGACGTCGTAGAAGCTCTTGAGCTCCTCGGCTTCGTCGTAAACGAAGATAAATCATTCAAAGATGGTTTCTTCTTCGAATCTTGTGGAAGTCATTTCTACAAGGGTGTCGACGTTACGCCTCCTTACCAGAAAGAAGTGTGTGTTACACACGACCAATGGGTACGGTTTGCAAATCGCTTATGGCGGTGGGCATTCCGTTTAGGGTGCGGACTATGGATCGATAGTGCAGTCAGGCCCGCTTTCGAGTATTGTTCCGAACGCGCCGATCAGGCGTGGGCAAAGCAATTTTCTAGAAAACGGCCATCCAAGGATAAACGTACGTTTATACCGCTACCCCGGCAGCCTTTTTGGCTGGAGGGTGATGGCGGTCTTATCGGCGAAGTCTTCTGGACTTACGATAGCCATGGAATCGCACGTGTACCCCTCCTTTCAACCTCTTCAAGGAAGAGGAAAGGGTACGATGCTGCACTATACTCCGAGGCGCTCCGATCTCCTAAGATCGGGGACGTCGAACCTACGTATGGGTTCGTTACTCCTCGGGGTTCGGTGAGGAAGCACCTTGCTTATAGACGTGTCTATAATCAGGGTACCTGGGAG